GCTCCCTGCTGAGCCGGCTCGACGAACTTGACGCCGAATTGGCACGCCAGGAAGCGCAGGTGCGATCATGAAGCGCACGAACGAAACCGAAAAAAAATTAGGAAAAAATCCTAGCTTTCCGCTTTACGCAGCAGACCTTTTTTTGGAACTTTCCGGACTGTCCAACGAGGCCGCCGGCGCATGGATAAAAATACTGTGCACGGTTCATTTTTCGCCGCGCCGTGGCTACCTTGAATTCGCCAACGGTGAGCCTTATCAGGCCGCGGATATAGCTCACCTGATCGGAGAAACCCCTATTACTTGCAACAAGATACTGGCCGAGATGGAGCGCAAGGGAACATTTTCGAGAGACGAGCGCGGTTGCATCTACAACCGCCGAATGGCCAGAGATACGAAAATATCCGAGGTGCGGCGACAGGCCGTTAGTAGCCGTTCCGACCGTCAATTGAAGGATGCTTGTAGCGATTTTGTAGCTTCAAAACGGCCTACAAACGAAGTACAAAACAGGCCCTCTTCTTCTTCTTCTTCTTCTTCCCCCCTAATCCCCCCCCACGCCCCCCCTCCCGGGGGGGTGCCTGCTGACGCAGTCCCGAACACGAAACGAACGCGGACCAGGCGGCAGGACTCCGGCGTGGCTCCAGTCGCTGACGGTGACGCGAAGTATCGCCTGCCGAACGGCAGCCTCGACTACGACGCCATGGAGCGCGACTTCCAGGCGAAACGCCAGGCCAGCGGGAAGAACGGGGTGCCGGCATGACGAACGTCTCGGCGGCGGCAATGATCGAGCAGATGGGTTTGCCGGCGGCGTCCCAGTCGGAGCGCATGATTCTCGGGGCGCTGCTCACCGATGGGCGAGAGCGGATGGAGCAGATTCGCTACTCGCTTGACGAAACGTGTTTTTCGCTCGAAGCTCATCGCGTGATCTGGCGGGCGATGGTCGAGATCTACGACGCCGGCGATAGCGTGGATCGCGTCGGATTGGCGCAGGCGCTGCACACTCGCGGCAAACTGGAGGCAGTTGGCGGTATCACCGCGCTCGCTGCGCTTGACGACGACATGCCCGCGGGGCTGCAACTCGACTCGCATATCCGCATCCTGCACGAAAAAGCCACGCTGCGAAAAGCAATCGTAGCGGTGAACGACATCACGCTGCGGTTGCTCGACGAAGACCCCAGCGCCGACGTGATGGCATACGCTCAGGCCACACTCGATCGCATTGCGACCGAGTCGCCTGGCAAGTCGAACTTTTCATCCGTCGAGGAAATTATCGAGGCCGCGGGGATGGATTTCCTGGAGCCACGGCACAACCAGGGCGGCGTACAGATGCCTGCCGAGTGGCCTCAACTCAGGCTACTGCTGCCTGCGCTTCGACCCGGGCACTTGATCGTACTGGCGGCCCGCACGAGCGCCGGCAAGAGCGCCTTCGCGTTACACCTCGCGCTGGCGGTGGCCAGCGCCGGTAATCCGGTAGCGATTCTTACGCTCGAAATGCCGAAGCTCGAATGGGCCGAGCGCGCAGCTTGTCACTTGGCACTCGTGAACAGCTATCGGCATCAAAACCACACGATGGACGCCGAAGAGCGAGCCAGATTTATGACGGCAACACAAAAGTTGAGAGAGTTACCGTTGCAGTTCGACGACAGGTCCGGAGTTACAGTGTCGAGCATCCACAGCGCGATCCAGAAAATGCGGCCACGGCCGCGATTGGTGATCGTGGATTACCTGCAATTACTGAGCGCGTCCGGCCGGCACAATACGCGCGCCGCCGAAGTATCGGAAATCAGTCGCGGGTTAAAGCGCATGGCGACACATCTAGGCATCCCGGTTATTGCGCTGTCTCAGTTCTCACGCGAAAGCGCGAAACAGGGCGGAAGGGAACCCGAGTTACACGACCTGAAGGAATCAGGCGACATCGAGAACGATGCTAACGTGGCGATATTCATTCATCCGGAGGCGCCAGTAGACAGGGCTTATCAGCCAGTGCGGGTGCTGGTGAAAAAGAACCGCGGCGGCGCGCTAGGCAGGGTGAACATGTCGTTCAAAAAGCCGTACTACCAGTTCGTCGAGGACAGAGATTCCGAATGAGAAAAATGCCCATTGACACCGGAATCGTTCGGGTGTAGTCTGTGAACCATGCAGACCGCAGAGCATCCCGACGCCAACGCAACCGCCAGTGAACGCGACCGCCTGTTCGCCGAACTTCTCGACGGACCGGTACAGCCTGGCGACGTTGACGCGATGATTGAAGCGCTCCGAAGCGCGGTCCCGGTGGCAACACCAACCCCAGACGCAGCATGTTCGCAAGTAGCAGTACCGACCGAGAACGCAAGCGAGTTTCCAGCCAGCCGGCGAAATGAAGAGCCGTCGGCTGGCGCTTGCGCTCTGAACGGCACGGTACAGTTTTTGCCGCAACTGCTTACCAGCCAAACCTATCCGCCACTGTTCGGCAGTTGCGGAAATACTGTCGATCCCCGCCGAATTGGTATCGCGTTCTCTGACTCGTTCACTACCGCCTGATAGGCCCGTAATCCGCCCGTATGCCTGCCAAAGTCCTCATCGTTTCCTGCTCGATTCACACCCTCAAATTCCTCAATATCGCGGAGCCGTTCAGGCGCGCGTGACAATCGCGCGTATCGCACGATTAGCGATTGCGTTACGCGTAATCATGCGCTACTGTTGAATCTGGAGGACTGATGGAAAAGTACAAATACACCGACACTCCGACGAGTGCCGATATTGACGCAGCAGCGAAACTGCACCTGATTCCGAGCGGCGTGAAGATCTACGCGGATCGCGCCGACTTCCGCGCGCGTGGTGGCGGCGACAATCCAGCGCCGCAGGATGGATCGGCAAAGCACTGGTGCTATCCGGGCGCACGCTGGAACTTCGGTCGGCCTGGCATGTGGTTCGTGTTCCTGGACGGCGCGGAGGCAGTGAACGCATTCACTCGGACGCCGGGAAGTGGTGATAGCCGGCCGTTCGGTATCGGGCTGCTGAATCGCGAGACGTGGGGCGTACTAAGTCAGTCAAACTTCTATTCGAACAACGCAAAGCATTTCCCGATCATCCCGCGCTTCCGATACCAATACGTCACCAACGCAGAACTGATGCGCCTGTCGATTGCAAACTCGAACGAGTCGCCAGTTCCGGTAGCATTTCTATTCGAGGATGAAACCGGCGCGATTGACTGGCTAACTCCTGAGGGCGGAAAGAACGCGAGCATCCAGGGGCCGACAGGTTACAAGTTTCGCTCGACATTTCCGAGTGACATCGGGCTGCGTGTCGTGCCGGATGGCGTAGAGGCATTCCGCATCAACGAATGGACGGAACCCGCCGGCGGAGATGGGCAGACGTTCCGCAGCTTCACCGACGCGGAGCAAATTGATTTCGTCACCGCGAGCATCACGGCGCCCGGTAGTGCCGCGGTGATCGCAAACCGGATCCGCAAATTCTACGAACGATAGGAGACCTATGAACGAACCAAGATTTTCGGCAAAGACAGCAAATGAGGTGCCGCCACCGGTACAGTTCGCCTGCAGCTACACGCAGGCGCTGGAAGCGCTGGAGGCCGTTCGCGCGGCAGACAACGACAAGTACTTCATGGGACAGGAGCCCGTTTATGCCTTGCGCGCAGGCACCAATGAAACGCGGGCGACGACGCAGGGCCTGTTTGTGATTCATTGCGAGCAACGTGTCCGTGATGGCAGCGAGTGGCAAATCAGCGCGGGCGAGGTGTTCTACACGGACCCGGGGCAGCGCGCTATGTTCGTTCGGGAATCGTTTGCGTCGTTCCCAGTAAAGTCTGCGGAGTAAAGTCTGCGCGAGATTCAACAGACCGGCTGGTGCTATTCGAAGTGGCCAGCCGGTTTTTTCGTTATGATGGCTTCGGAGGGCGAAGAACGAATGGTATCGGTGCAGGTGACATTGACGAACGCAAACACAAACTACAGCCTGATCACGTTGGCGCAGGCAGTTGACGCGAACTTTCCGGCGAAGTTTACTTCGCTGCTGATTGAGGCCGACGCTGCAAACGCGGCCGGCTCGAAGGTATCGTTTGGCGACACAAACACGGCGGCGACACGGTACGGCTACCAACTTGGACCGGGCGACTCACGCAGTTATAGCGGCAACTTTCCTGTCGGGGATTTGTACGCCAGAGGATCCGGCGCTGGCCTGAAGGTCAACTTGGAGGCCGCATGAAAAGCTCAATCTCACGAGCGCCGATCACCGCATCGACTGGGCTCAGCGACTCGGCTCAGATTGTGCGCGGCGCGAGCAACCTCACCACGGTCGGAGCCGTCCCCTACGTCAGCGCCTCTGGCGTGCTCAACCAGGATGCCTCGAATTTCTTCTGGGACGCGACGAATCATAGGTTGGGGATTGGGAAGAATGCGCCAGCGCGTCAATTTCATCTGTCTGGTAGTTCCAGCCTCTTGTATTTGGGAATAACCATCCAAGATACAAGCGCTACACCTAAAACTTGGGCTATCGCGAATGATTCTCAACCGGGGAAACTTGGCATTATGGACGGATCAACCTATCGGCTGATTGTCGGTTCGACTGGCTCCGTCGGCATCGGCACCTCCAACACCTCCCCCACCGGAACCCTCCATGTCGACGACGCCACCGCAAGTACGGGGGCAACTACCCTCACGGTAAAAGCTGGGGCGGGGCAGAGCAGCACCAATCTTCAGGAGTGGCAGAATTCTAGTGGGACGGTGCTGCTT